AGAAGGGTCTGAATATGTAATTATCAACTATGATGGTGTCGCTATTGTAGCTGATGAGATAAAGAAAGGTGGCTTTGACTTAGTCGTTGTAGATGAGGCAACACACTATAAAAATGCACAAACAACCAGATGGAAGACACTTAATAAACTGCTAACAGACGATATGTGGCTGTGGATGATGACAGGTACACCTGCCGCGCAAAGCCCTGTAGACGCGTATGGCCTTGCAAAAATGGTAAACAAAAATTTAGTTCCTAGGTTTTTTGGGTCATTTAAAGATCAGGTTATGACGAGGGTTTCTCAATTTAGATGGATAGTTAAACCCGCCGCAACAGAAATTGTGTTCAACTCGTTGCAACCTGCCATACGTTTTACGAAGGAAGAGTGCCTTGATTTACCCCCGATGGTGTATACCAAACGAGAAGTGGAGTTAACAAAACAACAAAAGAAATACTACCTAGAACTTAAAAATAAAATGATTATGGAAGTTACAGGGGCAGAAGTTACCGCTATGAACGCGGCGGTGAGCCTTAATAAACTACTACAGATTTCATCTGGGGCTGTATACACTGATGCAGGGGGTATATTAGAGTTTGATATTAGAAACAGATATAAAGTACTACGTGAAGTCATTGATGAATCAAGCCAAAAGATATTAATATTTGTACCCTTTAAACACGCTATAGAAATACTCACAGAAAAACTACGAACTGATGGCATAACAACTGAAGTGATTCAAGGTAGTGTATCTGTACCTAGACGGACAGAAATATTTAGAACTTTCCAAACAACTAAAGATCCACGCGTGTTGGTGATTCAACCACAAGCCGCCGCACATGGTGTTACGTTAACAGCCGCTAACACAGTGGTCTGGTGGGGGCCGACAAGCTCATTAGAAACTTACGATCAAGCTAATGCACGGGTACACAGGTCAGGGCAGAAACATAAATGTACAGTGGTGCAACTACAAGGTTCTGCCGCTGAAAAACACGTTTACAAGTTATTAGATAAAAGAATTAACGTCCACGCAGATTTAATTAATTTATACAAAGAAATACTTGACTAATGTATTAATAGATACTATATGTAAGTTCTCAATGCACAGAGGAGGGTAGTATGAGTAGTGAAATAACTCCTGATAAGCTGACTAAAACGTACATTAAGATACGTGCAGAACGATCAGCATTATCAGCGAAGTACAAAGAAGCAGATGCTATACTGATAAGACAGCAAGATAGCATCAAAAGAGCGTTGCTCGACCATTGTGATAGACACAATACTGAGAGCGTAAGGACTTCAGAAGGATTGTTCTTTAGGTCTATTAAAACGAAATATTACACAGATGATTGGGATTTAATGTATGAGTTTATTAGAAAGCATAACGTCCCAGAATTTTTTGATAAGCGTTTGAATCAGACTAATGTGAGGCAGTTCTTAGAAGAAAACCCAGACGATGTTCCTCCTAGTTTAAAGATAGATAAGGAACAAGTAATCACTGTAAGGAAGGTAAAGAAATGAGTGAATCATTTGTACCCATAGAAGATTTAGCTAAACATTTTTCGGTTAGCATATCTACGGTACGTGCATGGGTGAGACAAAAGCACATACCAGAGGACACCTATATAAAGGTGGGATCTACATATAGATTTCGTGTATCAGATGTAGAATCAGCACTCACTAAGGTTAATACACGCGAAGATGTCAGTAATGACTTAGAAGTAGCTGCAACACCACAAACTGTTGAAGTTGAAGTAGAAGAAGACCAAATGGAATTTGATTTGGATGAAGATGTATAATATTTATAAACCTCTGGAAGGAGAGCGATAATGGAAATATATAAGATTGAAAATGTAGAAGCCCTATGGCCTAAGATAGACCAGACGTACCACTTTAACGATAAGGTTAAACGTACTATACCTTGTGGGCCTAGAGAAGATAATGCGGAGTACTCTATAGAGTTTCGTATGAACAAAGACGCGGCACAGAAACTGCACAAAGCTATGTCTGCGGCTTACGATGCGAACCGACCAAAGGGCGCACCTGACAAGTTAGCCATACCATTTGTCAAGGAAGATGACGGTATGTATAAACATAAATCTGCTATAAAGGGCCAATATAACGGTAATCTTACACATAAGCCTGTGTTAGCAGATAGCCAAGGTCAGAGGTTACCAAGTGACTTTAAACTGACAACAGGTAGTACAGTGAACATCTACGTACAATTCATCCCGTATAAAATGGGTCCAAATTCTGGCGTAAGTTTACGTCTGAAAGGTGTACAGGTTATTAAATATAACGAGTATACACCACCCATTGAGTTTGACGTAGTTGAAGGTGGATATACTATGGATGGGGAGGATACTCCTATAGATATACCACCTGTTAAAGAAGCAGATTCTTTTGACGAGGAACCTGTGAAAGAGCCGAAGAAAGCCGCCAAGAAGACAGCACCGCCACCGACAGCTGCCACTGATGACGACTTGAGCTCTATTGTCGATGATTGGGACGACTGATAATTAGCAATAGAAATCCACTGCGGCTAGGTTATACCGAAAAGGGTAATATGCTGTTACCTCTGCCGCAGTGTCTTTTGGAAACGGTGGGTGGAGATTATGGAAACAACAAAATTTTTGAGGAGAGTGCTAGGTGGTGATGGTTTCTACTGCTTCTGCGCTTTTAGTGAACAGCACAAGATAACTAAATTTTATACGTCTATTGACGCTGTTGCATCCGCATCTGATAGTTTAGATGCACAAGGATATGATATATATTTCGGACTATCTACGTTTGAGACAGGTAACTCACGTAAGGTAGACAATGTGAAGTACGTTAACTCGTTCTTTCTTGATTTGGACTGTGGGCCTAGTAAGGATTACCCTAATCAACGGGAAGCATTGAACGATCTACGTAGATTCGTGAAGAAGCTATCTTTACCAAAACCTGTTATGGTGAGTTCTGGTAATGGTGTGCATGTGTACTGGACGTTGGTAACCCCTTGTTCAGTGGACGCATGGTTACCTGTAGCACTGCGTTTAAAGAAATTATGTGTCGAACACGCACTGCAGGCAGATGCGGCTGTTACTGCTGATGCGGCTAGAATTTTACGTATACCAAACACACACAACCATAAGAGTGACCCGCCAACAGAGGCCAAACTCATAGGAAATATGGACTCAGCACCTGTTGTGGACTTTGATGAGTTTTCTGATTTGTTAGGTGGTGGTGTACCTAAAGAACAAAAATTTACGCCTAATGCTATGACAGCCATGTTGATGGATAATACAGAGAATGTGTTTAAAGATATTGTTATAAAGAACCAAAAAGGCACGGGGTGTGGGCAACTAGATAACATCATTAAAAATCAAGGAGAGATAAGCGAACCTCTGTGGAGAGCAGGTTTATCTATTGCTAAATTCTGTATAGATGCTGACAAAGCTGTACATTACGTATCTAAAAAACACATTGGATATGACTATAATGTTACAGAGGAGAAAGCTAACCTTATAAAAGGGCCATACCTATGTAATACATTTGACGAGTACAACCCAGATATGTGTCACGAGTGTCCACATTGGGGTAAGATAAAGTCTCCCATTGCGTTAGGCAGACGGATTAAAGAAGCAGAGGAAGAGGTAGAAGCCCCTGCTATGAACTTACCTAATTCACCACTAAGTAAGTATGTTATACCTAAATACCCTAGACCCTACTTTAGAGGTGCAAATGGTGGTATATACATACAAGTCCGTGACCCCGACGGAGACCCAGTAGACAGACTAATATACCATAACGACTTATATGTTGTTAGAAGGTTACGAGATGCAGAGATAGGTGAAGCCATTGTTATGCGCCTGCATCTACCAAAAGACGGGGTAAGAGAGTTTACAATGCCGCTTACTGCGGTAACATCAAAAGAAGAATTACGTAAACAGCTTGCTATGCAAGGTGTAACACTATCAAAAATGGATGAACTTATGCAGTATATAACAACGTGGGTAAACGAACTACAGGCACAGGCAGAGGCAGACGAAGCGCGTAAACAGTTTGGTTGGACTAGTGATGAGGGAGGTTCCTTCATATTAGGTAACCAAGAGATTTTTAAAGATAAGGTGGGGTTCAACCCACCGTCAGCGCAAACAACAGGTCTGTTCCCAGCTTTTGAACCCAAAGGGACATTAGAAGATTGGAAAGATACTATGAACTTTTACAACCGTGAGGGTTTTGAGTTACATCAGTTTGTTGTGGGTACATCGTTTGGGTCTCCCCTAATGCAGTTTTCACCTATAAACTGTGCGGCATTACATATATACAGTAAGGACTCAGGTGTAGGTAAAACTACAGCTATGGCGGCAGGTGTATCTGTATGGGGAAGCCCAGAGGATTTAATTATTCACGAACGTGACACATTTAACACAAAGATGAACAGGGGTGAAGTATACCATAACCTACCTTTATACATGGATGAACTTACTAACACGCCTGGTAGGGATCTGTCTAATCTTGCGTATCAACTTACGGGCGGTCGTCAGCGAGGTCGTATGTCTGCGAGTGCGAATATGGAGAGACATCGTGGTGAAGCATGGCGACTTCTCGCTGTAACGACAGGCAACACAAGCATGGTTGAGCGCATAAGTATAATCAAAGCTATGCCAAAAGCAGAGGCGCAGAGAATACTAGAGTGTAGAGTTAAACGTATACATTTTGATACCAAGGCAGAAACAGATAAGTTTAGCGCTGACATAAAAAATAATTACGGTCATGCGGGCAAAGAATACGTTCAGTATGTTATGAACAACGTAGAGGACGCTAAAACACTTCTCACTAAAGTGCAGAACAGAGTAGACAAAGAAGCAGGGTTGACCGCTGAAAATAGGTATTGGTCAGTGCTTGTTGCTTGTACAATAACAGGTTTAATACTAGCTAAACGTGCGGGATTAGTTGACTATGATGCGGGTAAGATATTCGCTTGGGCCGTTGCTAGGTTGAAAGAAAACAAACGACAAGTAGAAGATATGAGTGTCTCAGTCGAGGAGACTTTGAATGACTACATACATGAACATTGGAGTAATGTATTGTGGATTAAAAGCACAGACGACTTACGTAATTCTGATGTCACACAGTTAGTTATTCCAGAGGCACTGCCTAGAGGTAAGTTAGTTGCACGGTATGAAACAGATTTAAAGCGTGCCTATCTAGTACCTAAACCACTGAAGGAGTGGTGCGGTAAACAACAGATAAACTATGCCTCATTTATAAACGACCTTACTACCAAACTTGGCGCTACGAGAAAGAAGATGCGTTTGAGTAGAGGTACACATATGAACTTACCTCCGACATGGGTTATAATAGTAGATTGTTCAATAGAGAATGAAGATAAGACAGGGAATACTGAAGACACATGATTTAAACCCTGATGGGGTACGAATTATAGTGAACTGGGATAACATGGTAACAAGTTCTTCTGTGTTTATCTTGTGTACAAATACCCAGGGGGCAATAGAACAAGCTAAAAAAATAACAGATTCTAAGGGTTGGGAAACTAAAAGTCAGGTTAGAATAGAAAATAATAAATTGGGGGTTCGCATTTGGAGGATTGTGTGATATAGGGGTAGTACATAACTACTCCGCCCACTTGACCCGTCTGGCTAGGTATCAACTACGAAGGCGGGTCACTTTTATTTAAATAGCTGAAGTCCTTGATCCCATTGAGCGGAGTTTTCTTTCATAGCTTGTTCTAATGCCGATGAGAACTTCACTCCGTGGTGCATAAGCTGCGTAGTTTTTCTATGTGCTTTCATAGATCTTTCTATAGTCTTCGCAGTAATCGTATGGTCAGGATGTCTTCCGTTAAACGTATTCATGTCTTTTTGTATATCTTGTAACTCGTCCCAGTCACCCATAGTGTTAGCGACATAGTATTTCTTCAATAATTCACTACGTTTTTTATTGGTAGCAGTGTCTATACCTTTAAGTATATTGTTTCTTTCTTGTTGGAATGTATATTCGGTAGGGGCGAAGCCAATAAACTGCCCAAACTTTTCACCTAGAGACACGTCATCATGTATAGGATCACCACGCCTGGTTTTATATCCACCTTCAGCATTTATTCTACCAATACCTAATGGAGCAACTTTAAACATATTTGCTATACCTGCAGGTAGAAGACTTTCAATACCTCTTCTTGTTTCTCCGTTATATAAGTCCATTCCACCTCTGAATAGTCGTTTGCCTGTACTTAGAGCGGGACCACCAAGATGAAAGCCAAGAAAGCCTTCTATATCATCTGGCCCTCTAACTTGGTTGTATCTGTTGTTTTGTATTAGCAATCCAGTCAATCTAATTCTGTTAGAAACATCCATACCTGCCATTGTAGGTACACCCTTAAAGAACCCTTCTCCAATAGACTTACGTACCATAGTATCAAAATCTTCTTCCTCGTCATCTAAGAATAGGTTCCAGATCATACTAACAGCACCGTATAATGGTATGCCGTACACACCTGCAAAGAATAATGCTGTGCCATGAATACCTGCAAGTTGTTTCATTGCAATTTTACGTTCTTCTTTAGTAAAGTTAGATTTGTCTAACGCTTGTTTAGTGGATTTGAGCATGGTGTAATACATCTGAAGCCCGTAGGGTTTATACATAAACGCCACACGACCCAAAGCGTTTTGAGATATACTTGGCGCTGTTTCTAACACAGTACCACCATTTGTTTCTTGTGCTTGGTATATTGCTGATCTAGCCGCTTC